TCCGAAGCGGCACGCGCCCTGGGCGTGTCACCTGAAGCTGTCTACGCAGCAGTAAAAAGCGGAAGATTATCGGTCAAGAAAGACGCATATGGCAAGCCTGTTGTGGATAGCGAAACAATGCGAGAGGAATGGGCTAGAAATACGCAAACAAGAATTGGCATTGGCCCCAAGGCTGCCGGGCCGGGCAAAGAAAAGAAGCCTTTACGCAGCCGCGAGGAGAGAATGGCCTCTGGAGCAGAGCAGCCAAGGATCAGTAAGACCCAAGAATCGATCCCCGACTATGACGAATCCCGCGCCCGAACGGAGCACTTAAAAGCAGAACTGCTCGAACTTGATCGACAGCAAAAAGAAGGGCTGCTGGTCAAAGCGGAAGACATTGCGCTTGAATGGTCAGAAATTATCACTCGCGCAAGAACAAAGCTATTAGGGATACCAACCAAGGCGAAACAGCGAATACCAGACTTAGATACAGACGCTATTGGCGTTTTGGATGATATTGTGCGCGAAGCCTTAGAAGATTTAGCTGGTGACAGCGAATAACGTAGAAAAACTAAGAAAGTCAGCCGCTTTAGCCTTCAAACCGCCTAAGAAGATGACTTTAAGCGAGTGGGCGGACTCTTATGCGTATTTAAGCGCAGAATCAAGCGCAGAAGGAGGTAGATGGCACACGCTGCCTTATCAGAAAGGAATAATGGATGCGATCACGAATCCGAAGATCGAGCAGATCAGTGTGATGAAAAGTGCCCGTGTCGGGTACAGCAAAATTCTTAATCACGTCGCGGCCTTCCATATTCATCAGGATCCGTGCCCGATTATGATTGTGCAGCCCACAATTGAGGATGCTCAGGGATATTCCAAGGAAGAAATCGCGCCGATGTTGCGTGATACGCCTTGCCTTAAGGGTGTGGTGAGCGAGGCGAAGTCAAAGGACGGAGCCAACACGATCCTGCAGAAGCAATTCCCTGGCGGGAGCCTGAGCCTCGTAGGTGCAAACAGTCCGCGTGGGTTTAGGCGTGTGAGTAGGCGAGTGGTGCTATTTGATGAGGTCGACGGCTACCCACCCTCGGCTGGCACTGAAGGCGACCAGATCAAGCTGGGCATTAGGCGTACTGAGTATTACTGGAACAGAAAGATCGTGGCTGGATCAACTCCCACGGTTAAAGACTTCAGCCGTGTAGAGCGAATGTTTCTGCAGGGGGATCAGAGGCGCTATTTCGTGCCATGTCCTGACTGTGGTCACATGCAGTATTTGAAATGGGCAAACATGAAGTGGCACGACAACGACCCCGATACAGCTAGTTACTGCTGCGAAAGCTGTGGAGTATGGATCCCAGCGGCGAAGAAGCGTTGGATGGTTGAACGCGGCGAGTGGCGGCCCACCGCGCCTGGCAATGGTAAGCATGTTTCGTTTCATATTTGGGCGGCGTATAGCTATAGCCCTAATGCGAGCTGGTCAACGTTGGTTGAGGAGTTTCTTGATGCGAAAAACGACGCGGAGCAGCTGAAGACGTTTGTCAATACTGTTCTGGGCGAGACGTGGGAGGATGAATATGCCTCCAAGGTGGGCGCAGATGCTCTCAGCGAACGCTCAGCTGAGGAGAAGTACAAGCAGGGTGTAGTGCCCACGGAGACTTTGCTGTTGACTGTCGGTTGTGACACGCAGGATGATCGACTGTCGCTCAGTATTTGGGGATGGGGCCGCGAAGAGCAGGGGTGGTTGATCGACAGGGTGAAAATTTACGGCGACCCGTCGCGGAAAGAAGTGTGGAAGCAGTTGGATGAGATAGTGCAGACCCCTTACAAGTCGGAAGACGGTCGCGAGTTAAAGCCAATGGTGGTAGCCATCGATAGCGGCGGTCACCACACCAGCGAGGTTTACCAGTACGCGAGAGAGCGGCAGAGCTTGGGGGTGATTGCGATCAAGGGCATGTCAACCAAAAACAAGCCGCCAATTGGCAAGGCAAGCAAGGTTGACCTGAATGCGCAGGGCAAGACCCTTAAAAAAGGCGCTCAGGTGTTCCCGGTGGGATCGGACACGATCAAGTCACTGCTGTTCGGCAGGCTGAAGCACAACGATGTAGGCCCAGGGTATTTGCATTTTTATCCAACAGTCGATAAAGATTATTTCGAGGAATTGACCGCAGAAAAGCAGGTGCTCAGATTCAGGAATGGTTTCCCTGAGCGAATTTGGGTCAAGAAGAGCAGTGCAAGAAACGAAGCGTTGGACGAGCTTGTTTACGCTTACGCAGCATTAAATCGCGTGTATCAGATTAAAGATCGCAGGACGTTATGGGATCAGATGGAAAGATCACCTGAAGAACGAAAGGAGTTAAAGCGTAAAGCCTCGGCAGCGCGGACCCAGAAAAGTTTCGTTAATCAGTGGTAAGAGTTAGACTGCTGAATATCAAGTGATTTTTATCGATGGCGATCCCTCCATCCATAACAAGCGGCGTGGATGCGGTATGGGTTGATGCCGAGACTGTTGACGTGTTTGGTGATGCTGTAACCAGTTCCACTCACTCTCTGGTTTACTATTTTCGCCTTAACACCAATGCGCAAGGTCTAACGGCTACAGCAGTTGCGTACAACAGTGGATGGAAGACCACATTGACGGCTGCTGCGACTGGTTCGGCAGATCCGAGCCCTAACTGGTTTTTTCAAGCAGTTTTAACCAAGACCGGCGACAGCACGGTTCAGGAATACAGCCGAGGGCAGATTGAAATCAAGCCATCGTTGGCTTATGCGGGTACACCTGAAGCTTTTGATGGCAGGACACAGGCCCAGCAGGACTTGGATGCAGTAAAAGCAGCTATCAGATCGATTGTCTCTGGCGGCGCTGTTTCTGAGTACAGGATCGGGAGTCGCAACCTAAAACGATATGATCTTTCAGAATTGATTGAACTTGAGTCAAGATTGAAGTCTATTGTGGCAAAGGAGAATAAAGCCAAATTAGTCGCTTCTGGCCTTGGCGATCCGCATAATCTCTACGTTCGATTTAACGGAAGCTGATGGGACTTCGTACACGATTTTTGAGAACTCTGGGCCTGCAGCGCGTACCACGCGAGCAGCCTCGCCGTCGTCGTCGTAGTTATGCGGGTGCGATTATCTCTCGCCTAACTAGCGACTGGATGAGCAGCCGCGCCAGTGCTGACGCTGAAATTCGCAACAGCTTGAGCAAGTTGCGCGACCGTTCACGCGAGATGGTGCGGAACAATCCGTATGCAAAGCAAGCAAAACGCACGACTCAGGTCAATGTTGTTGGCAGTGGGATCAAACTTCAGTCTCAAGTTCAGCAGGTTCGAGGGCGCAAGCCTAGTGAAGCGATTAATCGCCTCATTGAAGAGAAATGGCATTTATGGACCCGTGCTCAGTATTGCGATGTTGCTGGTCGGCATAGCTTCCACATGATGGAATGGCTGGCCACAGGAGCTTTGCCTGAATCAGGCGAGGCGTTATTTCGTATTATTCGCCGTCCGTTTGGTGGTAGCCGCGTCCCATTGGCGCTTGAGATGATCGAGTCTGATGTTCTCGATGAGGAATATCAAGGTCCAACACTTGCGAAGCTCAATGAGTGGAGGATGGGCGTTGAAATCAACGAATGGGGCCGCCCTGTTCGATACGCATTCTTAACTCGTCATCCTGGTGACTACTGGTTTCAAAATGCACCGCAGAAAGGCGATAAGCATGTCTTCCTGCCTGCGGCGGATGTAATTCATCTGTTTCTTCCAGAGCGTCCGCAACAACATCGCGGAGTGCCTTGGTTCCACTCAGTGATGGCCGATGCTCATCAACTGCAGGGCTATGAGGAAGCCGCTGTGATTCGCGCCCGTGCTGGTGCTTCTGTGATGGGTTTTGTCACAAGCCCAGAGGGTGAGCTTGAAGGTGATGATGTCGAGGCTGATCGCAGGATCAGCGAGTTCGAGCCTGGGATGTGGAAGTATCTGGAGCCTGGTCAAAATGTGAGCGTGCCAAACATCAGCTCGCCTGATCAGCAGTACGAGATGTTCGTAAAGAATAAAGTTCGGCGTTTTGCGTCAGGTTTTGGCTGCTCTTACGAGACTCTTAGCCGTGACTTCAGTGAGACGAACTACAGCAGCAGCAGATTGAGTTTGCTTGAGGATCGTGAGCACTGGAAGGTTATTCAGTCTTACTTGATCGAAAACTTTCACAACCGTGTGTTTCGCGAATGGCTCGACCTTGCTGTATTGGCCGGTGAGCTGCCATTTGATGATTACGATTCACGTCCTGAGCGCTATGACACTCCTAGATGGATGGCACGCGGATGGGATTGGGTTGATCCATTGAAGGAAGCAAAGGCTTATCGACAGATGGAGCAGGCCGGTTACATGACCAAGGCACAGATTGTCGCGAAGCTTGGCGGAGACTTCTTCGACAACCTCACGGAGTTCTCTCGTGAACAGCAAGCAGCCGAAGAGCTTAATGTTGAACTTGATCGTGACATTATTGATGAACTCCCTGAGGAGGTTGAGTTATGACTAAGGAGCCAACTGTGGAACTTTCAATCGGCGAAGAAACCAGGGCCGAACCCGACGAACTAAAAGTTGGCGATTTCGTTCGTTGGGGTTCGTCTGGCGGCAATGCTCAAGGCAAGATCACAAGAATTGTTCGCGACGGTCAGGTTGAAGTGCCTGACAGTGAGGTCGTTATCAATGGCGAAGAAGATGATCCTGCAGCGTTAATTCAAATTTATCGCGAAGATGATGATGGCTGGGAACAAGCTGATGTTTATGCAGGACATAGATTCAGTACACTGAAAAAGATCGCAGCCTTACGCGCAATGGAACTTACTACGGAGGTGCCTGATGTTGTCGCAGAAGAGAGTTCTAAAAAAGAATTGTCTCGCGATCTTGAGGGTACAAAGTTCAAGCGTGTTGAAGCGACGAGTTTCAACATGGTTGACGAAAGGAGCATGGAATTTCCATTCAGCTCTGAATATCCCGTGGCTCGTTACTTTGGAAACGAAATCCTGAGCCACGGTATGGAGTCTGCGAATCTTTCGCGGCTCAATGATGGCGCACCGCTTCTTTACAACCATGATCCAGATCGCATGATCGGCGTTGTCGAACGTGCCTGGGTTGATGGTGAGAAGAAACGCGGTTATGCCAAGGTGCGCTTTTCGCGCAATAAATTTGCGCAAGAAGTGCTACAAGACGTTCGCGATGGAATCCTTCGCGGCGTTTCTTTCGGCTACTCCATTGATAAAATGGAGGAGCGCGAAGATGGCCTCGTAGCTACCAATTGGTCGCCTTACGAGGTTTCGTTAGCTGTTATCCCAGCTGACCCCACTGTTGGAGTTGGACGTTCTCTTCAGATCGACGACTCTGACGCAAATGTTGGAGTTGATCGTTCTTTAGAGAACGTTGACTCTGACACCGATACTGCGGCTTCGACCGCATCTCCCGTAAACACAGTGACTGAAGTCATGGAAAGCACCACAACTGATGTGGAGGTGATCCGGTCCGAGGCCGTAGAGGCCGAGCGTACCCGGATTGCATCTATCAACAAACTCGGCGAGCGTCATAACCTCTCCGATCTTGCACGCGAATTGATCTCCGGCGGACAGTCCGTCGATGAGGCTCGCGCTGCTGTCCTCGAAAAAATCGGAACTCAGCCCGTGGAACACAGTATCACCGCCAACGACATTGGCCTCTCCGATAAGGAGACTCGTAGCTTCAGCTTCGTCAAAGCTCTGAACTATCTCTCTAACCAGGGTGATGCTCAGGCTCGTCGCGATGCAGCGTTTGAAATTGAAGTTGGCGAGGCTGCTGCCAAGAAGTACGAGCGTTCTTCAAACGGCATCGTCATTCCTAATGAAGTCCTTCGTCGCGACTTGGTTGTAGGTACACCTACAGCTGGTGGTGACTTGGTTGACGACGTGCTTCTGGCTGGAAGCTTCATCGATCTGCTTCGCAACCGCCTGTCAATTTCACAGGCTGGCGCAACGATGCTGACCGGGCTGCAGGGCAATGTGTCAATTCCTCGACAGACGAGCGCGAGCACAGCATACTGGGTTGGCGAAAATTCTTCCCCTACCGAGTCCCAGCAGGCAATTGATCAGGTCAACATGACACCTAAGACGGTGGGTGCATTTGTTGACTACTCACGTCGTCTTCTGCTTCAAAGCAGCATTGACGTTGAAGGCATGATCCGCAATGACCTTGCTCGCGTTATTGCACTTGAGATTGACCGCGCTGCTGTTTACGGCACCGGTTCTTCCAACCAGCCTCAAGGTTTGACCAATGTCTCCGGCATTGGTTCCGAAACGTTGACCAGCTTTGGAACTTTTGCTGAGTACATTGCGATGGAGACCGACGTTACTGCGGCTAACGGTGACATCGGAGCAATGCGCTATATCATTAACGCTTCCGCTCGCGGCTCTCTGAAGTCAACCGAGAAGGCTTCAAACACTGCTCAGTTCGTTTATGAAAACGATGAGATCAATGGTTACCCTGTGATCGTTTCTAACCAGCTGCTCAATAATGATGCGCTGTTTGGAGATTTCTCGCAATTCGTGATGGGCATGTGGTCTGGTTTGGATCTAACTGTTGATCCTTATGCTGGTGCTACGGCTGGCACTGTTCGGGTGATCGCTCTTCAGGATGTGGATTTTGCTGTCAAGCAGCCTGCATGTTTCTGCTTCGCTAGCTGAGCAACATGAAAGTTGAGATCACACGCGGAGTGATGATCAACGGGGAGCCTGTGAAAGCAGGCTCCTTTATTGAAGTTGATCAGAAGACAGCGAATATTCTTTTCAATAGCGACAAAGCAAAAGTTGCTGTCGAGAAGCAAGCCGCGCCTGTTGCTGACACTCCTCCGCCTTTCCCACCGAAGCCTCCTTCAAAGCGAGGACGTTCCAAAAATTCTCTTGGAGAAGACTGATGACAATTCTTTCTGTCGGCCTTGAAAAGCTTTCGCATTTTGCGTTAGCTCCAACCGCTTCACGTACTTCTGCTCTTGACGGCACTGCCGTTGACTTGAATGATTACGAAGGCGATATTTGCGTGATTCTCGATGTTGAGAATGGCGGAACATCGACTTTGGATGTCAAAATTCAGTCGGCTGACACCTCTGGTGGAACTTATTCTGACGTGACTGACGCTGCGTTTACGCAAGTAAGCACAAGTGCAAGTAAACAGACCTTAGTTTTCGCTAAGGGAAGCGCAAAGCGTTTTATCAAAGCTGTTTCGACAGTTTCAACTTCAACTCATACCTATAGCGTCAATGCTTTTGGTGCTCTGAAGTACGCCTGATAGCTGTATATGCCCGGTTCGTCCGGGCCTTCCTTATGGCATTCACTGAAGATTTAAGCGTTTTTTTAAGCGGCAATGATTTCGCAGTTCCAGTTGTTGCTGGAGCCGTAACAGGACTAGGCATTCTTGACATGCCGTCAGAAATTATTGCTGATGGAGTGATTTTGACAACAGACTACAAGCTGACTTGCGAGACTTCTAAGTTTGGGAATCTCCTTCATAGCGATGCTGTAACTGTCAACGGTTCTGCGTACACAGTCAGAAGCAACTCGTTGATAGACGATGGAGCGTTTTGCGAGGTGATGCTTCAAAAGAATGTGTAGCAGCAAGGTTCATACGCTATGCTTTAGAAGTAGTGGAGTAGAAGCTGGCCGGTCATGAGCCTTCCAAGGATTGGTGGTTTCTCAGCGCCAGCAACGGCTGATTTTGCTGATCTAAGTTACGACGGTAGCAGCCGGGTGACTACAATCACTTACAAGCAAGGCGGTTCTAGCGGCGTAAGTGTTGGAGTCTTGAATATTACCTATGTAGGTGCAACTACTGATGTTGACACTGTTTTCTGGAGCTTGAGCTGATGGCTTACAAGTTTAACCCGTTACTGGGTGTCGGCCTTGATGAAGTAGGAGCAGGCGGCGGCGCTGCCACTCCTGGCGGTGCGGACACCCAAGTTCAATTTAATGACGGCGGAGCCCTAGGTGGTGACGCTGGTCTCGTCTACGATAAAACAACTGACAAGCTCACTGTTGGCGGTGACATTGACTTAGACGATGGCGGAACATTTAGTACCACATTGCAGACGGTAACACCAACTGCTAATCGGACTGTATCGATTCCTGATGCCACTGGAACGATTGGTCTGGTCAATGGCCCTACTGGCAGCATCCAGTTTAATCAAGCGGGTGCATTAAACGGCACCAGCGATTTCAGCACAAGTTTAGTTTGGAACAATGCAACAACAACGTTTACTGGACTTAAGCTAAATGTAACTGATACCGCCAGTGCTGCTGATAGTAAGCTGCTTGATCTGCAGGTTGGTGGGACGAGTGCAGTTCAAGTAACAGATAATAAAATTCAATACAGTAGCCCTGTAGTAGCTCTTTATACGGGCACGGGCGCGGGCGGCAGTGTTGACATTGCTG